GGCCGCTCTGCGGGACGCTGCTGCGGCTTCCTGCGACGCCTGCCGGGCGACCTGCGCCACGCGCATTTGCGCGAGCCTTGATTCGCCCTCGGCGCGCCACAGCGCCGGCTCGGTCTGAATTGCCCAGTTCTGCACCAGGCCATAAGAGCCCATGAAGCGGTATGCGCCATTGCGGCTGCGCGGCTTGTCTTCCGTTGGCACGCGGACCCACTTGCCTTCAATCAGGCTGCGAATCAGCAGCCCATGCACCTTGGCGAAGTCCTCGAAGGTCATGCCGGCACGGCCTCCGTGTTCTTGCGCGAGTTGGCCCACGCGATCTGGCGCGAGCGCACCCAGCGCACCGTGGCGGCGGTCGGCTCGGCCGGCGTCTCGCTCAGCCCCTTGGGATCAACGCCGAACTTCTCGCGGTACTTGTGGAACGCCCAGCCGCGCTTGTAGCCACGCTCCGATGCAATGCCGCAAAGCTGGCTGAAAAACTCCTGGCGCTCTTCGCGTCCCGGCAGCTTCTTGCCGGCGGGGCTGTACTCGGCCAGCTCGCCGGGCTTCTCGGTCACGTTGTTGCGCTGGGGGCGGACGAAGCCACAGCACGCGCAAGCATCAGCGCGACCGGGCCAGAAGGCATTGCAGCGCGGGCACTTGGCCGCTTCCTTCTCGTTCTCGGTCGGCTCGCGCTTGGGCTTTTCCTTGCCGTCGTCAAGCTCGTTGACGCCGTTCGCGTAGATGTCGTCCCAATCCTCGGCAAACCGCAGGTAATTGCCGGAGTGATCCAGCCACAGCGCGTACTGCTTGTCCGGGTGACTGCGCATCACCCGGCCCATCTGCTGGATGTGGGATGAAAGGGACTTGGTGAACGGCCGGGCGCTCACACCGATCATCACGTCGGGAACGTCGAAACCCTTGGTGAGAATGTCCGTTGCGACCAAGCCGACGATGCTGCTGTCAGGCTTGGAAAACTCCTTGATGGCCTCGGCCTTGAATTCGTCGTCGTCCTTGTAGGACAGGCTCACGAAGTTGTAGCCGGCATCGCTGAACTTCTGCGCCAGGTCGGCGGCGTGCTTCACGCCTGCGGCGAACACCACCGTCTTGCGCGGGCGGCCGAAAACCTCATGCGTTTTCTTGACCCACTCGGCAACTACGTCGCCGGTGATCTTGATGCCGCGCTCTTCCGCCTCGGCCGTAGACCACTCGCCGGCTACCTTCTTGGCGCCGGCCATGTCGATCTCTTTGGCGATATAGACCCGCAGCGGGGCGAGCATCCCCATGGACACCAGCTCGCTCGTCGTGATTGCAGAGACAACGGCGCTGTAGGTCTTTCCCAGCCCCTTGGTGAACGGCGTTGCCGTCAGCCCCACGACCATGATCCCGGGGTTGTTCTTGATGAACTCGATGGTTTGCTTGCGGGTGTTGTGGCACTCGTCCACCACCAGCAGCTTCATGCCGGGCATCGAGCCGCGCTTTTCCAGCGTCTGCGCCGAGCAAACCTGAATGCGCTCGCCGGGCCGGAACCGCCAGTGGCCGGCCTGCATCACGCCGTGGTCCATCCCGTAGGAGTCCAGGCGCGCGCTCGTCTGATTGCACAGGACGATGCGATCCAGAATCATGGCCGCACGGTTGCCCTTGTCGGCCGCAGCGCCCAGCAACGCCATCGCCATTTCAGTCTTGCCGGCGCCAGTGGGAGCCACCAGCACCACGGACTTGTGGCCCTCGATGAAGGCCTGCCGCAGCTTGCCCAGGATGGCCTCTTGGTAGTCCCGAAGCTCAAGCTCGCGCGTGTTCACGCCGCATCCTTCGCGGCCTTCTCGGCCTGCTTGCGCCAGTAGAGCGCCGACTTCTTCGCCTCGCTGGCCTCGCGCTGGTACGTGTCGCGCGACACCTTGAGGGCGGCGTTTTCGGCCTCCAGCGTCTTGACCAGCGCCCGCAGGTCGCGGATGGTTTCGGCCGTCTGCGTCTTGGCCTCTTCGCTGTCCATGAGCGATTCCACGGCCAGCTTGTCGCGCAGGGTTTCGTTCTCTTCGGCCAACTCCGAAATCGTGTGCTGGGCTTCGGATAGTTGGTCTGTGTCAGCCGGCGGCGGCGGGGCCGCTTCGCGCGTGGCGGAACTTTTGAGTACCTCTTTTTTCGGCTCAAAGGTGGTAACGGTTACCACCTCACGCGCCGGCTTTTCGGTCTTCGGGGTGATAACCGTTATCACTTCCGGGGGCTTGCGCATGCCCGAAACGAACGGCTGCGAAACCCCGCACGCCTCGGCAATCTTGCGGTCGCTCCACTTCGCCCATTCGGCATCGGCCAGCATGGCGCCGACCGCCTTGCGCTTGTCGGCGTTGGAGCGGCGCAGGCCGTGCGTGCAGTTCGCGCCCAGCGAATACAGGATTGCATCGCGCACAGTGCCGTCGCGCACATCCGCCTGGATCGACGCCTTGCCGGCCTGCTTGTGCGCGTGGAAGCGGTGGAAGCCATCGGCCAGCCAGTGGTCCGCGCCGTCGTGGAACACGATCACGGGCGGGAACTCGATGCCAACCTTCACGGCCTCTGCGTAGTCGCTCACCGCCTCGTTGTTGATCTCGACGCGGCTTTGCGTGCCGCCGTCGATGCGGATCGCGTTCAGATTCAACTTCTTCAATTGATCCCCCGTTCCTGCTCGGCGCGCTTGACCCACGCGGCGCTGCGGCCGGCGATCAGTTCGCGCATCTGTTGGAAGTGCCGCCGCGCCTGCTTGCGCGCATCCACGGCCTGCTGCCATGCGGCCATCGCCTTGTCGCCCTCGTCCCGGATGGCCTGCTCGCGCTCGTCGTCCGAAAGGCTGTGCTGCGTTTGTGGGACTTGTCCGGCGCAAGTTGTCAGCGCAGGCCCACACTCCCCCGGAATGCCTCCCGGCATGGTTTCCTTGGGGAATTGAGTGCCCACATCAGCGGAAGAAAAATCAGCGACCATTGCGCCCCCGGAATTCGTACACCTTGGCCGGCAGGCGGCCGGTCCCCTTGCGAACGCGCTTGGCAAGACCTTCCTTGGCAAGCTGCTCGACTACTTCCTCAAACGTGACGCCCCTTTCGGCTGCGATGCGCTCCACCATCTGGCGCTCGCGGTCTGACAGTGCCGTTTGGATCACGGGGCAGATTCAGTGCTGTTTGAGTAACCGAAAAGTCGGGTCTTAGGCCGCGAAGAGGGCACCTTGTGCCGCTCGCGTTCCAGGCGCCGCCGCAGCAAACTGATCGGCATGGCCCAGCACTTCCACCGCCCGATCCAGAATCAGCGAGCGCAGCAGCGCCGCCTTTTCTTCGCCCGTGTAGTCACTCAGCGCATTGACCAATGCGGCCTCGCGCTCGTTGAAGGACAGCTTGACGGTGTGCCGTCTGATGAGGGCTGGATCGGAGTACATGGTTTGCTCCTTGTTGTTCGTGATGAGGGGTCAGGCCCCTGCCCGCTGGCTGCGGGAGGTGTTGAAAGCGTGGTTCAGCCGCGCCAGCGGAATGCGGGTCAGCGCGTGGACCTTCGGGCAGTGCTTGATCGGCACTTCCCCCCGGCGAACCCAGTCGGACATGGACTGCTTGGAGAGCCCAAGTGAAGCCATCAGCCGCCGCCGGCCGCCGGCCTTCTGGAAAACCTCTTGAATCAGGGATTGCGTCTCCACCCCTGAAGTATGGGCGCGCCGTACCTGCTGAGTCAAGTACTGCCGTACTACCGATTTGCTATGTAAACGGCCGCCCTTATGCTCCCGGCGTGACATTCGGCCAGCGTCTTAGTCAACTACGTGAAGCTAAAGGGCTATCCCAGACAGCCCTTGGGGAAGGCTTGGGCCGCGACGGCGGGAACGCCGGCAAGCAGGTTGTCTATGGCTGGGAGCAGGACCGCCATTCCCCGAACGTCGACCAGATGACGCGCCTCTGTCGCAAGCTCGGATGCAGCGCCGACTACCTGCTATTCGGCCAGGAAAACGCCCTGTCTCCGATGGCCTTTGAGCTGGGATCGGAACTCGATCTAGTGAAGGACGACACGGAACGGCGCCGCGCGTTCTACCTGTGCATGGAAACCATTCGGCTTACCCGAGGCGTGGAAGCAATTCCTGACGATTCCCAACGCCAGTCGCCCCTCAAACGCAACAGCAATTGATACGACTCTCATCCGCCCGCCCACAATGCACCATCACAGGGACTCATCTGGAGTGGTATGCAGCAAAGCGTTGTGGATCTCAACAATTGCCGAGACTTGCTCGAAAAGTGGCAGACGGTGCGAGGGCGGATAACCCAAGGACGGGTCAGGAGCTTCGCCATCTGCATCCTTGACGACTCGGGCGATGAGGTGATCGTGTTGGCCGGCGACTACGACACCGATCCCGAAGCCGCCCTGCGGGCCTCCATGAAGATGTCAATTGAGCTGACCCGCAGAACTGATTTCAAAATGCGTCGGCGGTAACAAGCCCGCCTCCCGCACCCTAAAACAGCCCGCCACTGCGCGGGCTTTTTCGCGCCTGCTGCTGGGCTAATTCCGATTTAGTCCGGTCCAGCCGTACCCACATAAACATTCTGTCTAAGCCACAGGTGAGGTTTTGCTTGACCTCTAGGTACGGTGTAGCCATACTCGGCTTTATCGCAGCCCATTCGGGCGAGACAGGCCGAAAGGCCGGAAGGGAAAGCATGGACCTGAGC